TTTGGTAATTGTTAGAATTACTCTGCAGTTCTAAAACAGGTTCACTAGTAGAAGTTGAATAATCAGGCCCAAACACTGTAAATGATGGGTATTTTGCATACGAGACGTTTCCTCCGTTGTATTTTTGAATTGTTAAATAATTATGATCCTGTTGCCATATAAAATAATTCCAGAAAGTTTGGTCAAAATTCCTTCGATAAGAACCACTACCCCCATAAATAGATATTGATGGGGCTTCTATAGTTGTTTCTATTATTTCGGCAACTTTAGGTAAAATAGGAGTCCCAGATGAAGCATATTGAATAGGCACTAATTGTGATCCTACAGGATAGCTATTATTTAATACATTATAATAATCATCTCTTTCTTCTATAAAAGATGAAGATGCATTGTAGGTTGTATCACTTCCACTCCAAATATAATTATAAATTGTTTGGTTTAATATATTAGTTCCTGGGTTTACGCTTCTAACAGATGAAATATCACTTACTTCTAATATTAAGTTTGCTAATTTAAAACTACCTCCAAATGGTATTTCGGGGGATGTTCCTCCTGCCCAATCAAATTCAACTATAGTATTATCTTTAGAATCAACTGAAGGTAATTGACCAAAAGTTCCTACATTAGTAGGCACTCTATCCCATAATAAACCAGCTAAGGGGTTATATACATTAAAATCACTAGATTGGTTTTTAGCTCCAATATACTTAGGTATAAGTGAGGATAATGAAGTATAATATGATCTAGGAACTGTTCCTTTAGATGCTGATCCTAATAATATTTGAGGATAATTTATTGCTACTGTTGTAGAAGTAGAATAATCTAAATCCTGTAGGAATTTATTAGTTGAATATTGATTTGCATTATTTAATAAAACCTCAGCATCAGAGTTTTGAAATTTGAATTTTAGAAAAGGTTCTAATGTAGATTGATTAAAATTTCCTGCAGCCTCAGAAGAACTAATTATCATAGATCCTGTAGCAAGAACTCCAAAAGAAGTTGCACCTTGGGGAGTTCTAAACCAACCAGCAAAAACATATTGATTTACAGGAATAAAAGCTTCAGTTGTAAGTGTAATGTTATTATTACCTTGAAATGCAAGAGATGAGGTAATTAAGCCCAGCCCAGTTCTAGTATTTCCTGAGTAACTAGCAGAAAAAATTCCTATATAATAATTATTTGTTGTGTTTGTAGTAGAGATGTCAATACTTGCAGTTATTTGAATTGGTTTTTCTTGTAATGTATTTATTCTAGCTCCCTTATTAGTTCCTTGACTTATACGTTGGATGGCTCTATTAGAATTTATAACTGTTGTTGATAAATTACATAAGTTTATAGGTGCAACAGAGCTCATACCTGGATAAGAGGAAAAAGATGCAGTTAAATTTTCGGTATATCTATACTGTATAGATCCAGTTGCACTGTTATCTATTTTAGATCCTGAAGTAGGAATAGCTGTATATGTGTAAAAATAAGGGTTTTCACTTATACCAATAACATTAAAATCAGCTTTATCACCATTACTTGATGGTATAGATAAAAATGATAATTGAGATAAAGTGCTACTATTATTGTTTCCATTAGCATCAAGTTTTGGTATTTTAATGTAAGTTAAATTATCAGTTGTTCCTGAGCCTGTTGGTGGTGGAGTTGGTAGATTATTAGTTAAAACATTAATAGTATTACTAAAAATTGATTCATTATTAGCACCATCAAATGCACTTACATAAAAACTATAATTTGTATTAGCAGTTAACCCAGTTACAGTATGTGAAGGGGTTGCGGATGCAGGGATGTTAAGTAATGATAATCCATCTTGATAAATTTTGTAATCAGTAACTCCTACATTATCAGTAGCTGCTGTCCAAGATAAATTAGTTGTAGTAGAAGTAGTGCCTGATGCATTTAAGTTTGTAGGTGCTGTTGGGTCTGTTGTATCTGTTGTTTGTGTAGTTAATGTATTGGTAGTTCCAGAATTATTACCAACTGGATCTTGGGCATAAACTCTAAATTCATATTGAGTAAAAGGAGAAAGTCCTGTTAAAGTTGCAGTTTGTGCACTATAAGCATTTCCAGTATGAAGATAAAAATTTGAAGGATTAGTATTTGGAACAAATGAACCAACTCCTGCAGTTCTAAATTCAATATAATATTTTAATCCTGTTATTCCATATACAGCATCATTAGAACCATCCCAATTTAATTGTATAGTATTTTCTGTTATAGTTCCTGCAGTTAAATTAGAAGGGTCATCTGGGGGGTTAGGGTCAGCTGGGGTAGTAGTTGAAAATGTCCTTGTTAAAGAATATCCTGTAACATTATTAGTTGGAAGAGTACTATCTCTATATCTAAATCTAAAGTCATATTGAGTACTAAATGATAAACCTGTAAAAGTTACCCCACCAATAAAGTTTTGCATATCTACTTTTTCATTAGGTGCAGTAGGACTTGGATTTTGTAATGTAGCATCAACCCAAGTACTAGTTCCTGTTATTTTTTGTTGGAATTGATTGTATATAGGGGTATTACCTGTTGTACTAGTAGCTTCATAGTACTGCATATCTATTGTAGTAGTAGTAGCTTGTGGAGGAGCTGTGTTAAACCATTGGCCTGATGTAGGAGATATTGACATTATTCGAAATTATTATAAATTGATATAAACCCATCTGTAGGGTCATTATTTAAAGAATTAAAATCATTCTCATTATAACTTGCACTATCATAAACTCTTAATCTATAGGGCAATATAGCATACGAAGGATTTTTAGCCCATCCAATTTCTTCATTTAATTCTCCATTAGTTACTAGTATTTCTGAACCACTTAACTCACCATTATAAAATTCATCTTGTGAATCGTGTATATAGGTAATAGAGCCTGATAAAGTAGGTTCTGTAATTTCCCAACTTTGGGTGATATTAAATTGGGGAGGAGTTGGATATGTGTTTATTGTTTGAGTTACTAGTGCTGTAGAAGAAGATGCAAATAATATAGAATTTCCACCTGAAGAAGAATAAAAAGTTGCGTTTTGTCCTGTTGTAGCATTAAAGGATATTACATATCCCGAAGCTAATTCAACTCTTCCTGTATTTAAGTCAATATTTGAAACTCTAGCTCTTTTTGCATTTGCAAAATTAGAACCTGAATAAAAAGGTGGTGTATTTGGACTTACTGTAGGTGAAATATCTACCCATAAATTAGGGTTACCATCGTAAGAAGAAGAAATAAATCTATTAAACCATTCTAAATCTGGGGCATTAGTAGAAGGTGAAAATGAAGGGAAACTTATATAATCCTCTGATTCTATAGGAGCATCAATATTTCCTAAACTTCCTGAGTATCTAAATTGTGTTGTTTGTAAAGAACTAGTTGTTGAAGACAAATAATTATTGTTAAAAGGATTAAACATTCCTGCTGGTCCACCTTCTGTTGTTACTATTCTAGAACAAGATATTTCTGTTTCTTGAGAAGCCGTATTCCATATATGGTGAGTTTTAATGCAACCACTTAAGTCTTCTTCAGTATAAGACATTTGTGGGTGAGGGTATTTATCTCTTTCTAATAAATGTTGTTTTATTACTAAACCTGATGCTAAACTAGTTCTTGCAGGTATAAAATCTTTAATCATTTTAAATAATGAATTATCAAAGAATTTTATTAACCTAACAAAATCTACTAAATCATATTGTTTAATATATTTTTTAAAATAATCTTCATTTAAATTGTTTAAATCAGGGTAGATTATAGACCTAGATGATCTTTGTCTAGGGTCACCTATATAATCGCCAATATTAAAATGACCCATTTGTCCTATAATATCGTCATTAATTTGGTTTTGTGGTGAAAATGCTACTTCTAAATAATTTATATTTTCAGAATATGATGCACTTGCTTCTGTTGTTTGAGCTATTTTTCTATATTGTGATAAAGTATTACCAGGAAGGACATTACTTTCCCATCTAATTTTATCTGTGATTCTATTTTTTATACCTACTGCAGGTTGGTCTTGGAAGAAATATTCTGTGTTAGGTAATGGGTTATGAGATACATTATATGTAAAAGAATTATTACCATTCATAAATGATGAAGTAGTAACCCAAGAACCTGTTGCCTTAGGATGTATGGAAGAAGTAGTAGTAATATCTAATTCACTTCCTAAAGCAGCTCTAAATATTAATTGATCAGGTGAACTATTAATTCCATTACCTTCAAAAGATAAGGGGTTCATTATATAATCCTTAAATACATTTTCATTAATAGGTGTAGTATAATATCTTATTTCTTGGAGTGAACCTGAAAATCCTGGGTAGTTTGTAGTAATTCCATCCGTGTGGGCTTTAGCAAAATTTGATATATAAGAAGTATCCCATAAATTTGCATCCCCAATAACACTCGAGGTATTATAAAAACCAATTGAAGTTCCTGTGTTACCATTATATATTTTATTCCCTGCTGATATTATAAATGTATCGGACTCTGTTTTTTTAATTTGCACAGACCACCAACCCCCATCAAAAAATGGTAATTGTATAACAGCCTTTCTTGTAACGTCAGATGTATCAGGTAAAAAAACTAAATTTCCAGTTTTATAATTAGGGTCAGGTATAGAACCATTATATAATGAACTACTTAATAAACCTGATTCGCGATATTGTAAATATAGTTGACTACTAGTTCCTGCACCCCCACCACTAGTTAAACCCCATAAAGTTTGACTTATATTACTTAAACCATAAGGAGAGGTCCCTGATGTAATTTCTTCTGCTTTAAATCTAAATTGAATAGTATTGGCTCCAGAATCTAAACCATTATAGTTAGGATTGGGTTTCCATTTTTTGTTAATACCTATTCCTATACTATTATCCCCCCAAGGAGTTGTAATGAAATTATTGTTTCTAGTATTAAGTGAATAGTTAAAATTATTAGAATATAAATCATAGTCATTAGCGTTAACTTTATCTTTACCGCCAAATTCAGATATCCTTAATATAGTATCAGGTATACCATATGATGTTATTAATGCTCGTAATCCCGCAGTAGTTCCTTTTGATTTGAGTAGATATGGAATATTGTGGTATATTCTTTTATATAAAGATTTATTAGTATCATCCATTGATATAACATCATTTGATGCTGAAATCATTGTATTTACAAATTCCATTCCTGTAGGAGCAGGTAATGATCCTGTTATTTCTGGGAATGGAAATAAATTACCCTTAGGAGTCATCCCTAAAAATGCTGTATATAATTCTTGGTTTGAAAAATTATTTTGGTATAATTTTAAACCAAAGTCTTTTATAGCGTCAGACACTAAATCTTTACTAATACCAAAATCTAACCTATTATCAGCATTATATTTTTGAGAAACATCTTTTGTATACATCCAAATATTATCATAATATTGAGCAACCATATCAACAAATAATTCATAAGGTTGGTTTGCAGAATCTTCTCTTAAATATTCTGGAATTGATTTTAATAATTGGTCTGGGTTTTGGTTGTCAAAAAACCAAGCATCATATAATTGACCTCCATAATAAACGTTAGATTCAACTAAACTTCCATACCATTGTTTAACAGCAGTGCTTCCTGTTTTAGCTAATTCGTAGGGTTTTGAGGAATTTGTTTTAGGCCAAGATTTAGAACCTGATTGATAATATAAAAATTTATCATAATTATCAAAATTAGTAATAATAGAACTTATTTTATTTTTAAATAAAGTAATAGATGAAGATGAGCCAGAAGATAATTGTAACTCATATATTGAACCTGAGTATTGTTCTAATAAACTTGTTTTGTAATAAAAATTTTCTAAACGAGTTTGAGCTGAACTAAAATGAATAAATTCATTATAATGGTTATAATCTATGCTTATATTAATAGAAGATTGAGATAATAACCCTTGTAATTCATTATAAGATGAAGTTGAACTTCCTAATAAAATATCATTTTCTGATAAATTTAATGATGAATTATTGATTTCACCCTTAATTGGAATACTAAAATTAGGACCTTGTAAAGGTGTTGAATCAGTAAAACTTTGAATTTGAGGAACATAATTTACTCTAAAAGCTTCTGGGTTTGCAAATACAGTAACTATATAAAGTTGGGATTGTAAATCAAATTGAAGAGGTAAAGGTTCGTATAATTTAATTAAAATTGATGGGTTATTTTCATCTTCATCATCTAAGATAATATTATTAGCTATAACTAATTGGTTATTACTAAAATTTAATTGAAAATCTGTAAAATAAATATTTTCTTCTCTAAAATCTATAAAATCATCAGTTTGATCTTCAATATCAAAACTAGATAAAGCTGTACTTTCTAATCTAAGTTCGGTTCTATCTGATGAAATTTCAGATATATAAAGTTGTTGGAATTGAGAACCTATTCTATTTGTTATAAAATTATAATAAGCTACATATTTCCCACTATCATAACCTTGGATAAGAACATCTGCATCAGGGTCAATATCAAACTGAGATATTCCTTCGCCCGTAGAAGGGCTATCATTTAAAACTGTATATCTTTTATAACTGTTATTAAAATATATTAATTCATCATTTAAGGTATAAATACTAAATTCTATAAAACTAGAACCTGTTAATATAGTATCTATATCAACTTGAGGTATTAAACCTGAATCTGATTGTTTATAAAACTGAAACTGATATTTATCTGCTGATATTGGGGTAGCCATTATAAGTTATATTCTTTTTTTATCTTTTTAACAAAGCTTTTACTTAAGTTAAGTCTTTTTGCTCGTTTATTTTTATTAGATTTTGGATATGTTTTAAAATCATCTCTTACCCTTTGAGTAGGGGATTTGGTTGGTGGAGGAGGAGTTGGTTGTGGTTGTGGGGTATTCTCTACTGCTGCTTCTGGGATTGTAATAGGTTCTGGTTCTTCTTGTGGTTCAGGGATTGGAATAGTAGGAGCATCAGGAATAGATGCAGCAAAATTAGCTACTTCTCTTTGAGAGTCTAATAACTGTTCTCTTAATGCAGCTATTTCAGCTTGTAGTAAAACAACTATATCGTTTTCTGCATTGAAATTAATATACTCACCACTGGTTTTAACTAAATATTCATGAGATTCAGGACCTACCTCATTTATTTGAAAAAATAATTGATTGTACATATTAAAAAATTCCTGAACTGATGGTTGTTCCTCTCTTTGTTCTTGAACAGTTTTAACTCCTAACTCTTTAAACTTAGTATCAATTACTTTAGTATAAGAATTTTTGTTAAATACGTCTTTATTTAATTGTATATTTGGCATTATAATGTATTGACTATTTTAAAATAATAATTATCATCTAATATCATTGTTGAACCTTTTAACTTAGTTTTAACTAATATTTTGTAATACCTTTCAGGTTCTAATCCATTCATATATAAATCAAAATAATTACCTTGACTGTCTGAACTTAGTTGGGTGTATGTTTCGTCGAAATCTACAACAAATTCGTTGGTATCCAAATCTTTTACACCATAATATGATTCTGTTGGTAAGTAATTTACGGATGTATATAAAGATGATGTAGTCCAAACTCTAGGTGGGTATTTAGGTGCTACATTAAATCTAAATCTATTTACTCCTTGAGGTGTAAATTTACCTGGGTTTTCAGCTAATGAGGATACTATATTTGTAGTTTGTAATATACTACCAGTTGCAGAACCTGTTAATACTGTTTGGTAATCTACCCATTTAAATTCTAATTGTGGTGGGTATATAGTATTAGTATCAACACTGTAGAATTGCATCACAGGTTGTATTTGAGGATTGCTATTAAATTCAACAGCATCTTCAAATTTAGTTACAAAGCCATAATTGGGTAAAGATGCAGTTGAAGGATATGCTATTGAACTACTATACCATTTATCTACTATATCTTTAACTTCTATATTTAAATCTTTTTCACTTCTTGTATCAAATGATTGTGATGTTTTATAATTAGGATACCAGGTTCCACCACCTGCAGGGGCAAAATTTGGATTGTAAGAACCTGTTACAGTTATCCCTGCAGCATCACTTCCACTCATAGGCCATCTTAAACCAGAACCTTCAAAAGCAGGAGTAGCCCAAGCACAACCATCTGTAGTCATAGGAACATCTAAATACATTCCTGAACCATTCCACCAATATGAACCTGCGGGATAAACTTCCACAAATATAGATTCAACTATACCTTGAGCAGTTGCTATAAATTGTCTAAAATTAGCAGTCCATTGAGAACCGGATATTAAATTGTTAATAGTATCTTCAATTTCTTCTTGTGAAAATTCTGTTATAGTTCTAGCTACTTGGGGACTAGTATCTACTGAAATATTTAAGTTTGATATTTGATTAACAGCATCTATCCCTGAATTCATAAAGGGGTAAAATGAATAGATACTTGCATCTTTTATAGGAAATAATTTATATATAGCCATTAGTTTTAAATTTTAAGGTTGTTGTGAAAAAAAATCACCTATATCACTAAGTGCATTTGATGCTCCATCTTTGACATTATTTATATAACCTTGTAATTTATCCTCTACTTTATTAATTTTATTTTGTATCTTATTTTTAAGGGAAGAATCTTTAACTGGGTTGTTTCTATAATAATTATCTAAGTTAAAAGGTTGGTTGAATTGGGATATATATGTTTTTTTATCTCTCCACTGATTTAAAGTATTGTCTACAATTTTTCCATTTAAATCTTTAATAGGTCCACCAATTGAGTATTCGCTATCATGTAAATTACTTGCTTTAATATTAACATATTGTCCTCCTGGGATGTTAGGGGCATTAGTTCTAACAACAGGACTATACTTTGAATTTTGGGTTTGAAATTTATTTTTTAAACTCATATTTTAATTATTTTATAATGGTACTACTCTACCTTTAATATCAGAATTTGGAAATCTTACTTCAAATATACTTGGATCTAAACTTGGATAAATTACTTTATTTAATGTAGCTGATGGTATGTCATATGAATATTGAGAATATCCTAAGGAAGCTCCTACTTTATTTGAAAATTTAATATCTTTTACTGTTTGAACTCCTTCTATTCTATCTAATCTAACAAATAAATCTCTTATAATTATTGGTTGATTTATTTGCCAATTATCTCTTTTAAAATATTCTTGTAATGAGTTAATACAAGCTAATATTACTTGACTATTTATAAAATTAGGCAATACTATTATTTCAAAATCTACACTAATATTGATAACATAAGCATCTTTAAATTCAATACTATCTCCAACCATTTTATTTTGAGAAAGATATGTTCTTAAATTCTTTTTTAATGCATTAGAAGCATTTTCATATTGATTTTCTGTATTTTGTGATAAAATATACATACATAAAGTTTCAATTGTAGAAACTTGGTTATCTAGTGTAGGTTTTTCAACATATGCTTTAGCTACAGTTCCAAATTTAGGAGGCATACTCATAGCTCTAACCATATAATCATTTAATGTAACAGATCTTTGTTGAGCTGCTATTTGCATTAGTGTGTTTTGTCTTATTTCTTCATCGGTGTCTCCTGCTTGACCTCCATCTGCAGCCGTAGGATTAGTACCAGCAATAGTTCCAAATACATAATTAGCTATAGTATCATCTGCTATATTAGGTATATTAAATTTAGTGTTAGAAGTATTAACTCCTTGTAAATCATTAGCTGGGACATTAGAATTAACTCCACCCCCTGTTAAATACCTTACTGTTAAAGTAGTACTTGAAGGTGCTATACCATAAGTATTTGTAAATAAAAAGTTTGTTGGTGAAAAAGCTGTTGTAAGTTTAGTTTTTTCAAATGGTAAACCTATACCTATATTATTTGGGTTAGGTGTTATTAATTCATCAGTATCATTTGGGTTACCTGCCCCAAATTGTATTTGTAAATTAGTTTCTGATGTAAATCTTGTAGCAAAACGTCTTTGAACTTTTTTTAATTGGAGTAAAAATGGGGCATTACTATTATCTGTATAGTAGTTAGGATCATTTATATTAGTATTTTTTATACTATCATAAACCATTTCTTGACCTAAATAATCTACTTCATACCATATATTACCATCGGAGTCAACTATATCTAAAATACCAATAATATTACTGGTATTAATATTAATAGTTGGAAATTGTTCAAAATCTCCAAAACTAAAGGATTTTTGTTGGATAGTTGAAGAAATAGCTTTTCTTGTTTTTTTTAAAAGATAATAAGTAGGTTCACTACCTGCTATTTGGTAGATTGATATTTCAGTAGGGTCCGAAGAACTTGAAATTGAAAAATCACATTTATCTTCTATTATAAAAGTTGCTTCAGGGTTTAAATTAGAATTTACAGTAGTGTTTTCTTCTATAGTTACAGCATAATTAAAATCAGGAACAAATGCCCCACCTCCTACTTGTTTTGAGGGAACTTGTTGAAATAATTCCATTGTTGCTTGAGCAGCACCCGTTGCTTTGGGTTTATACCCAAACATATAAGCTAATTCATATAAATTATTGGTTTGTCTAGCAAATTGTGTGAATGTTTCTTGTAATTGATTATCTAAATAAAATGACATTACATCACCTACATAAGATGCTTGTTCCATAAACATCATTCCAGGTGATGCTGGAGAAAAGTCATTATAAGTATTAGGAAAATATGTTTTAGAATATTCTATTAATTTAGACCTAATATCTGAAAAGTCTCTATTTATATATTTTATGTCTCTTTTTAATTTAGCCATTATTGAAAATTCATTTGTAGTGTATCAGTAATATTAGTTTGGTTGACTGAATATTCTAATATTGCATTAATAGTATGTGTATCTTTTAAAAAATTTATATTTAATTTTAATACTGTTATATTAGGGAAAAATAAAGAAATATCACTTTCTATTTGTTCTTTCAAAAAATCAGTATTATCTTCTGTTATTTGTTCAAAAATAAATGATCTTAATCCCCCTCCAAATGTAGGGTTTAAAGGTCTTTCTCCAGGATTTGTTAAAAAATAGTTTATTAAATTATTTTTAATAGCTTCCTTTGTAGTATAATTAGGTCTAAATACTCCAGGTGCAGAAAAAGGTAAATCTACTCCTACAGCAGCACTTTTATTAAAGTCTATTGGAAATATTTGTTGTTGTCCAAATGCCATTATTTAGTCATTAATCCCATTATTTGGTCCATATTAACTTCTCCATCAGGTAAAGCTCCATTTGGTGACGTTGTATCTCCACTACCTTGAGGGTTAAATGGTTTATTACCAAATCCTCTAGCATGTGAGCTATTTAAATTTAGCCCTGTTTCACCTATAATATCTAAATAAGATTGTCTTTGTTCAGCTAATGATTTTTTAGGTGTTTGTGTAACAGGTGCAGGTGTAGTTGATGTAATACTTTCTTGTATTGGTTGTGTAACTACAGCTTTAGGTGCTTTAACTGCTTCTAGTAAAACTTCCTTTAGCTCTTCTTGTATAGCCTCTCTAACGGCTTCTTTTATTATTTTTTTAAGTGCTTCGGTTTTCATTTTTGTGTTTGTTATAAATATTAAATTAATCTGCTTTTAAATTATTTTGTTTAATATAAAAAGTTAACTCGTCCATTAGTATTTGATCATTAGATGAAAATGACCATTCTCCTTTTAACATTATTACACCACTAGGTGATTTTGCTATTCCTCTTTTTCTTTTTATCGTTGATTGAGTTGTTTCTACTTCAGTATCTAAGGTAAAACCATTTACAACTGGGAGATTATTTGATTCTTTTTCTGTTCCTACGGGGAATAATATTGTTGGAACTTGTTCATTAGGTAAAGCTCCTTCAATATGACATTTTTGGATTAAAGCATCTAATAAACTTAAAAATGATAAAAGTTTAGCTAACATAGTTGTTAGTAATGTTAAAATCATTAATAATCCTGAAGTTACTACTTTTAATTTTAGTAAAAGTTTGTCCAGTTTATCTAAAACCCCTCCTGGGGCTAATAATCCTTTTGAAGGATCAGGTGCTCCTGCTCCTGCTATTGGGAATGCAATAACTACTTGTTTAGTTACATCCAATACTACTTGGCCTAGTGTTACAGCTTTATCAGCAAAATCAACACCAATTTTAATAGTATCTAAAGTATTAAATATATTTTGTAATATTCTAGTTAAATCGTTTTTTATTTTTATTATCTTATTTAAATCATCTAAGTTTGAAGGACAAGTTGTGTTTAATTCATCCATTTTTTTCCCTAAAGCTTCTTGAGCTTTTCCTATTCCAAACTGTGTTATTAATTGTAAAACCTGTGGAATTAAAGACTGGCGTATTCTATCTGTGATTTTTTTACCCATATCTTTGATAGCAAAAGTTTCTGGATCTTTTAATTTTTGTGCTATTTCTATTCCTTTTATTACAGGAGGGGGAATAACTATTTGGTCTATTATTGCTTTTTTAACTGAAATTTTTTGATTTTCTAAAGGTATGATTATTTCAACATCTTTAATACTTTCATCTAAATTAAAAGGAGAATATCTTTCTGTAGAATAAAATATTTTAGAAGCTATAACATCAAATAAAAAAGTTTTTTTATTTTCATTTCCTAAGTTGTCTAAAACTTTCCAGGTTTTTTCTCCTACTTTACCATCAACTTTAAGTCCCTTTTGACCTTGAAAAGTTTTAACAGCTGCTTTCGTTTTTGATCCAAAATCACCATCTACTTTTATAGCTAAAATTTTTTGTAAATCTCTAACAGCATCACCTTTTGAACCTTCTACTATTAATGGTCTTTGAAGGGCAACAACTGGGACATATGTCCCCATTAAACGAAATTTCCCATCTACATCAGTAGTTGTAGATTCAGATTTACCTGGTTTTTTAACATTAGTTTTTACATTTGCCCCTTCGATAGGGTCATTAGTTTCTTTATCTACAACCATTCCAACTAAATCAAAGTTTTTTAATGGTGTTCCTATACATGGGATATTTAATATATCCCCAGGAAATAATAAATTTTTATTTTGTAAATAATTTTTACCATGAAAATAAGTTCTATCATTAGATTCAATTCTTCTTCCTTTTAAATAAGGGTTTGCTTTGTATATTTGGTCAACCCTTTTACTTTCACTAATACCATCTCTTGGGAATTTTCTTGCTATTTTATATAATGTATCATCTTTAACTACGGTATATTCACCCATGTCTTCACAGGGGTTTTCGGCAGTAACTACAAATTCATCTAAAACTCCATTAGATTCTTCTAATTTAATTGTTCCAAAATCTAAAATATTATTAGTAATAATTTTTGAAATTGTTTTAGTAGTATAACCAACTGAAGAAAAGACAAAATTATAAGTAGAACCTATGCTTAAAACATGAGAAATATTAATATTACCACCTACATCAGCAGCAAACCCAACAGTACCAGGATCCGGGAGGATTTTACAATTAACTAAAGGAACCCCTTCAGATTCATTTATACTGTCAACTACTTTACCTATAATTGTTACTATAGTTGCCATTATAAAGTAAATACTTTTGTTGATTTAATATTTTCTAAATCTTTCAACAATAATTTTAAAATTTCATTTGTTGAATCCGCTGCTTGTCCTTTACCCATATCAGCAACTGGTTGACCCCCAGGCCATACTGTGTCTAAAGCCATAATACTTATTGTTTGTGATAGTGCAGTTATTAGATTAGATAAAACATCATATAACTCATGTCCCTTAATTAAAGGTTGACTTGCAGATTTACCACCTAATTTAATACTAGTACCTGCATCTATAACAAAATTAGAGGGGGTGTCAAAATTAAAACCTTTTTGAGCTCCAAAACTAATTGTTTTTTTAGAACTTAATAGGATGTGATTATCTGTAGAATTAAATACTAACCTCCCAGAATTTATTATTATTTGTTTTCCTGCATAACTTAAGGGGGAAGTTGGCGTTTGTTCTTGGACTGAGTATGAATTATATCTTCTAATTGAAGCTTCGAGTGGGATTTTTTGGGTTGAAGTTAAATAAATAGAAGAATCATTTTTATTTATTTTTTCAGTTACCCAATCAAACCCATTTTCATTTTGACCATTTGATATTATAGTAATAGGTGAACCATTATCTCCGACATCAGACCAATTATTTTCTGGTTTATCTTTAGTTACCAATGGTCTGGAAGTGCTTCCTAATCTTATAGCATTACCAAATCTACCCTGGTATATATTGTCTCCTGCAAAAGGTAATAAGGGTGTAGAAAGTTCATCTTGCTCAATGAATGTTTTTTGAGAAGGGTTAAAAGAACTATTAAATTCATAATTAGGAGCTAAATTAGGTGTTATTTCTTTACCAAAATTAGAAGCATCCGAATTTGTTGAAATATTATAAGCTTTTGTAGGTAGTGGGTTTAGATGAGGATTATTAAATATGTTAATCGCTGGGAGATAATAAAAGGAGTTACTACCATTTGAAGTTAATTGAGCCGCATTTGGGAGATTTAATAATAAAACATACTCATTGATTAAAGGAAAAGATGATATATTAGAAAAATAAGGTTTTGCAAATTGCTCATCAGAAGTATTCCCATTAACTGAGTAAAATATGGTACCAATACTTCCCCAGTATCCTTTACTTACATATTTAGGGTGGTTTTTGTTTAATATGATATCGGTTACTTTCCCTACTTGAATTTTTGAATTAAAATTAGATTCAAATTTTTGTTGAAATTTAGTGGATTCATTACTTGAGTTATTCCCACTATTATTACCTTTACTACCTTTTCCCCCGAATATTTTTCCCATAATTATTCTTCTTTTTTAGGTGGTAATTGTAAGTTTTGTATTTCGTTTAGTAGTTGTTCTTTTTCGGCTTCACTTATACCAAATCCATTTTCTTCTGTACCTTCGTTTGCAAATATACGTTGAAAAATAGTAGCAACTTTTATAAGCGCTTCATCGTTTTTAATGCCTAATTCCATATACTCTTTAATAAGTGGTACAATCATGGTAGCATCACCTATATCGCTTATTAAAGGTTTTAACTCATTAATTAATGCACTAATTTGTGTTTCTTTCTTCTTCTGATTATCGTAAATCTCTTTAAGTAAATCTGAGTATGATTTTTTACCGAATATATTTTTGTCTAAATGGCTCATAGCTATACGTTTTATTCATGTATAAATATGATTAATTAAGATTTTTCGAAGTCTATATACCCTGTTTCTAAATAAAAAATATAACTGCCCTTGAATAACCCATATAATTTATTAGCTATTTTAGTAATTTTTGGAGTTTTGACTTCTAAACCATGTGTAGCCATTATTTCTCTAATGTAGATGTATAATGCTTTTTTGTTAAATATTTCTAAATTTTCTCTTTTACGAAATAATTCTAATATTGCATCTGCTACTTGAGCATCATTTCCTTTTGAAAAAAAGACATCAAATTTGTTTTCAACATATTTTACATAAGCATCTATAAAAATAGATAATCTGTCTTTTTCTTTTTCTTCACCCATTTGATATGAGTAATTGTCATCTTTAAATAATTCATCCACAGGTGCTGTTTGTACACGTTTTTTATAATTTTTTGTGTTATATATAATTAACCAATTTTTTGTTATAGTACCAAAATATGAGTATGCTTTTGCTCCATTATCTGGGTTAAATAGGTGTATTTTTGATAATAAAAATGTTATTACTTCATGTTGTAAATGTTCTATTTTATCTACTTCAGTGTAATAAAATTTAAATGTATGTATTATATTTTCTGTTAATTTGAAAAAAGCATAATGGATTTCATTTCTATAGATATTGCTTCTTAATTTAGCATCTTTAATTGAATCTAATGAATTGTATCTAACAATTGCTTGTTCTGTATCTTTAGTAAAGTAGTTTTTACTCTTAGGTCGTCTTTTTTTAGCCACGGTAATCATTTTAGTCTTTTTAACTTAAAATCATTTAAGATATCTTGTAATTGGTGGATAGATTTAAAAAAATATCCAACTTCATCATCTGACTTAAATGCTCCTGATTTATCTATTTCTTCTAATTTTTTATCTGAAAGTTCTATTACTTTAGAAAGTCTATCTAAATACTGTAAATATTCAACTAAAACATCTTCTTGTTTTTCGTTTTTACGCATTAGATTAAAAGTAGTAAATCCTAAAATTACTACTAATACTGATAAAACTGATATGGAGATTATTTCAATCATAAACTGTTTAACATGTTTTTTAAACCTTCACTCTTCATTGAACCAAGTGCTTTTGTTTGTGCATTCACCTTTTTAGCCTTAGGTTTATCTAAAACTTCTTCATTGAATTTTGATAGCCATACGTGTTCGAATTCTATTCTTGCTGCCATTAAGTCTGCCTGATGGACAATAAATATCATGGAAGTTCGAGGT